TCATCATCATCAATCGCAACCCTGTTTAATACCGCTGTCTGAATATCACCAAAGGTGTCATAAGGCATGCTTAGTCCTCATACTCAACTGCAACCTCTGGGGCTGTGCCAGATATAGTTGCATAAATATCAGTAGAACACTGAATAGCATCTGGGAATGACCAATGATCTGATACTCCTGTGCCAACAGCCATTGTTACTGTCTTCTGTGTTCCGCTTGCACCACCATCTAAGAGTTTGACCGAAGCACTATCAGTTCCAGCCTTTATTCCAACTCCTAAAATCCTTGCAGCAGTTGCAATTATTGTCGTAGAAGCACTAACTACTTTTGATTTTCCTAATGCGTAAACCATCTTAAACTCCTATGGCAATCCACTGCCCATCTTCTGATGCTACATGCGTTATTACTACAGATCCGCCAGTCCTTACTACTTTATTGACAGTTGCAGCTTGAGATGTCTCACAGTTTGAGTTGAAGTAAAATATCTCATTTAATCCCGTTTCAATAGTTCCACCTGTCTCCGTGGAAGTGGTTGCATAAGTTCCCGTAACCATACGCACATCACCTATTACTGTCGTCTTTGTAATTGCACTTGTCCAAGCCATATCACTCACCTTCTCCTAATACTTTTTTTCTTGTAAAATAATCCACTACTAACCTGTCCCCGAAGTGTCCCACCTGAACTGAGGTATCGACAAATATCTGATAGCCAAGAGATAGTGCACGTTTACAGAAACTCAGGTCTTCTCTAAGTCCTAATCTGTCTGGAACAAACGGAGTAAACTCGCCTTTCTTAGAGAACTTCTCTGCTACTGTCCTCAGGACATCGGAGCGCACCAGAGTAAACCCCATCCCGATACCATCAACCTTATATAGCCCAACAGGTTCTTTTATCGCACAATATCTCCATTTGCCCTTAACCAGTCTAAATATGCATGGTTCAAATGGAGGCTTGCGCTTAAATGCTATTCCGCCGATGATTGCAATATTTGGGTCATTGCAAGCCCGCTGTAAGAGTCTCATTAAAGAGTCCCGATGAAAGACAACATCACTATCAATAAACAAAGTCCAGTAACCGTCCATATCTAAGACCGCTTGAGACAGAAGATTACGAGCTGGCGCTATGATTGTGCGATAAGTCTTTGCATATCTGACAGCACCCTCACCTTGAGGCTTTACGAGGTCGATAAAACAACTTACCCATTCGCTATCAACATCACCAGAGAAAGGAACACAGATCACAACAGTCGGTCTTAGGTTAAGTGTCTTATCAAACTTCTCCTGACCATGTTTATTGATTGTATATTCCCTGTTACCCTTAAAGAACTCAGGATTTGTTATCTCAGTTTGCGAAAGTGTTACATGTCCAAAGTGCTTAACATAACAATCTCTTGCGATGACCAGTCTATAACCTGCCTCAAGCATCCTAATTGAGAAATCATAGTCATCGTGTCCGCAGAAGTAATACTCATCTAAGAGTCCGACTTTATCTAAGACTTCTCGCCTGCTTAGGATACAAAATCCGATTAGAAGGTTGACATCATCTTCTCTTTGACCAAATCCATACTTAAAATACTGGCGACCTGCAACATAATCAGATATAGGTCCGACTGCGCCAACGTTATACCTAAAATGAGCCGACATTATCTCAAACCAATTCGGATCTAAGATAATGTCGTTATTTGCTATCAGGACAAAGGGGGCATCCCCCGAAGAAATGCCCCAATTGATTCCTTTAGTCCAGCCTGCATTCTCAGGACATAGATTGAGTGTTACCTTATCAGGATAGGTTGTCTTTAGCTTTCGTAGATAATCTGGGGTCTTATCACTTGATCCGCTGTCAAATACATAGAGATGAAAGTCCTTAGTATTTGCAAACAGATAATCAATAAATATTCGTGTGAAATTTAACTGATTGTGCGTAACCGTGCAGATATCTACTTTAGCCATTATAGACAGTTTATCTTCGCTGTTGCAGTATCTCCATCGTTTGTGCCAGCATCTGCGGTTAAGGCAAAACCGAACCTCTGATACTCGGTATTTGCAGTATCTGAAGCTGCATCGACGGTATCAGCGTGACCATCTGATGTTGCATGTGGAATAAGTCCATCACCAGCAGCCACAGCGCCATCACACTGAACCGTGCATACGCCATATTTCTGTATCCAACCATAATATCCGCTTGTGATAGCACCGATAGCCACACCTGTAACCTGGAAGGCTAACTGACTACCACCAGATCGGTCTGCGGTAACTATACCGTCAGCAGTAGAAGCTGGACATACGCTATCTCCTAAAGTAACTGCTTTATCTACTACTTGGACATATTCATATACCTTATTACCTTCAAAACGTAGAACGCCAAGACCTTCCTTTGCGGTAGAGTCATTGGCTGTTACCTTGGTTTGAAATAATTGCTTAATTCCATATTCAGCCATTTTTTACACCACCTTAAACCGTTCTACCGTCAAGCATACCCTGCATCCTTCTATTTGAGGTCATAAGGTTGGTATAACAAACAACCTTAATAACTTCATTAAGTTGGTTGGCTGCCTGAACTGGCGGGAATGAATGGAACTTTCTATCACGCAGAAAACACATCCACAGATAATCGGTCGTCAGATAATACTGACGGTCTGAGGCTGCGTCTTTATCGAGAACTATTACTGCATTATGGAACTTCAGGTTTTCAAATCCTGCGTCTGCTGTCCTTTGATCGGTAAATCTCATCTGTGGCTGCAATAGCGATTCATATTTCTGATAAAGAACCTGAGATGAATCGATTAAATCCACATGATCAGCACCATCAGATACCGTGTTATAAACTATATTCATATCTGCGACTGTCAATTGAACTGCTGAATTACTAACATAGCCAGCTACCCAACCTGCGAAATCTGCAACTGCTATTCCGTGAAGGGCAGTAGATGTAGATACGATGTCTGGAAGTCCGTTCATTGCATCACCAGTCTGTGCTGTGTGGAGGTTTGAAGAGAGCTGCTTTTTCATTGACTTCTCTAAGTTCCTTAACTTCGACTTAACTAAGTCAACTATCTGCGACTCGCCTCTATTCATTACTGCTTCGGGATCGTTAATAACTACAGTTCCTGCCAAGAATCTCCAGTCATCTTCTGCTGCGGTTATGATTTCCTGCGGATCAGTAGAGATCGTTCCATGCTTCCCGATCCATGCTACTGTTGAGTTCGTGCCGTATTCAATTGGAATGAATACTTTTTCGCCACCATCGTATTCTTTGACCTGTCCCTTAGATATTAATTTCTCAACTAAGGGATAAGCCTTAAAAATGTTATCAAAAAGGCGCTTTTCTACCTTTTTTAAAGTGGTGGCAACAAGGTCTTTATAAGTTAAAGCCATATTGTCTCCTTATTTCTATTCGGGAACTCCATGCTCCTTAATGACGCTTCTTATAGCGTCTTCGTAACTCTCTGGCTCGCCTTCACCGATACCTTGACCGCTTACAGCGGGCTTCTCTGGAGCGCTGGTTTCCTTCTTTTTCATACTTTGATATGCCTCATCAATACCTGATTGATGGAGCTTTGGGATAACCTGATCCCATGCCATTTCCCTTGCAAGTGCCTTGAGTTGATTAAACCCGTAACCTTCCGCATTTGCCCTTTGAAGAAGCCTGTCCTCAAAGGTAAATCCTTCCTCATCTACCTCATCGTAGATGTCCTTGATATGCTCCATATCTCTTATCTCAGATAGAACTCTATCAAGCTGCATATCATCCACTCGTGGGTCATAAACTATCCCTGGCTGCTGCGGTGGAATATATCCTGGCTGATTGGGTGGATAATATCCTTGCTGATATTGTTGGTATCCCTGGGGATTAAAACCTTGGGGCGGAGAATACTGTCGACTTTGCTGTTCTAAAGCATCAAGTCTTTCCATTAAAGCCTTATTCTCAATCCTTCTCCTTGCTGCCTCAGCCTTTACAGATTTATACTCCTTCTCGCTGTAAGTCTTTGGCTGTGGTTCAATAACTTCCTGTTCTGGCTTACCTTCTACTACCGGTACCTCTACTACTGGTTCCTGACCTTCAACTGACGTCTCGTCAAATAAATCCTTTGGGGGCATCTCGCCACTCTCCTTTGTTAATTAAAAAAGCCACCGCTTTATTGCGATGGCTTCATGGGGTGATAAAACCCTATCTATTTCTTATGTGCCCTGCGCTTAATTGCTGCTCGTTGATGTGATGGGACCCATCCAGTCTTACGAAGCACGGAATATATGTATGCGTTCTTTCGCTCTTCCGACCAGTCTGGATGATCTCTGTTTACCTGATACCGTAACTTTCTTTCCAATTCTTCAGGCATTAGTAACCTCCACCTAAATTAATACCTTGTTCTTGCAAATATTTAATAACATTAGGGTCTATATTTGATAAATCTGGCCCCATTCCGCCAGTCATTGGAGCACCTTGCATTCCTTGCATTCCCATCATCGGAGCAGCCATAATAATCTGGTCTATGTTCTTCACATCGAAATCAGTTAATGTTGATTTCAAAAGTTCCTGCCAGTTAATCATCGCTGCTACCTGTTGATTACTTGCAGCTAAATCCTTAATGACATTTAGTTTTGCGATTGCCTGTTGCTGTCTAACATAACTATTTGTCGGGCCTGTCGAGCCTGCTTCTATTCTGAATGAATACTCACCAGGAAAATTATCTTTGTTATATTCTGCATTTATCCATTGTCCATTTTCTTTATATAAGATCGAGCGGGTATTATCATATTTCGCCCTAATCATTACAAATATCTTTCGTGCTATCTCCTCATAAAGTTCTTCAACATCTTCCCTTTTAGTATTTGAGGACATCTCTGATCCTTGCTCTACAAGCATAGCTTCAGTCGCTTTTCTCTGTTCTGTAGGCATTGAGGTTTGTCTATACTCAGATTGTCTTGATACTCTCGTTATAACATCGCTAATAATCTTAAAGGCATTCATTACATCAGGTGATAAATTAGCGTTTTGTATAGGAATAATTGCTTTCTCTGGATCAC